CATTCCAGCTTGGAACTGCGAGGCGGTAACGTATTCCACTTCATTGATGCGTTCGACGTTGTAGCGGACATCTACCACCATAGGCCCAGCAGCGGCTGTAGCAGTGCCGCCTTCACTGTTGCCACCATTGCCGGCAATGACGCTTTCACCACGAGCACCACGGCTGTAGCGGGCCATGGCTGATTGCATTTTGCTGGCGGGAATGACATATTCGGATTCGCCGCCCTCGCCGATAACGGCGCTGGTTGGACCTGTGACAAAACCGCCTTCGGCCATGAGCTTGGGCATTGCCAGTGCGCCCTTGAAGCTAGTTTTAGGTGCGCTCTTGAATGCGCTGCTGTAATTGCCGCCGCCGCCGCCACTACCTGCAGCTCCACCAATAATGCCAAGTACGGTTTGCAGAATAAACATCTCAATCATTTTGGCAATCATCTGCGATGCCATATCCAAAAAGTGATCAGCAACGCTTTTGAAGAATGACGCTAAGGCTTCCTTGGCTGTCATGCTGCCAGAAACTAGTCCCATAAATGCTTGCTGGAATGCGCCGCCAATTGCTTCAGCGCCTTTTGTTACTTGGTTGGAAAGGCTTGTCAGTTCTTTAAGTTCATTTTTTACTTTGCCTAAGCGTTCTTCTATCTTTTGGCTTTCTTCCTTAGGCTTAGCCAACTCAGTCTTTTTGCCTTTAATTGCGTCAGTTTGTTCACGCGTAAACCCTTGACCGCTTAATTTAGCAATCTCGGCTTCAAGCCGCAATTGCTCACGTGCTTGCTCGGTGGTGGCAGATTTAAGTGCTAACTCTAGGTCAAGGCCAGCAATGATCTCATCAAATGACTTAGTGCGCTCCGCTTCAATGCGTTGCATTTCAAGCGCTGTATCTTGCCTTGCAATTAGGATTTCACCTTCTGCTTTAGCAAGAATCTTTTGCTGCAATCGTTGATCAGTAATACCATCTAATGCTTGCGCAGTAGATTGCATGATTTGGATGATGCGTTCCTCGCCTTGCAACCTAGCTTGCAACTCTTTGTTGCCATCCATCTCCGCTTGGAACTGCAAATTCTTGATTGTTCCAATTTGGCTGGTAAGTTCAATTTCACGCGTCAATCCACGCAGCCGCTCTTGAATTTGTTTTTCTGCTTGCGCTGCTTGCTCTGCAGCCCGCTTGGCATTCCTAGCTGCTTTATCAACGCCACCGCCTCTTGCGCGGCCACCACCGCCTACGGTGGAGCTTGGAATCATAAGTGGCGGCGGCAGATTATTGGGTTTTTGACTAAGCCGTTTTGGCACTGCCGGCCCTTGCATTTGTGGAGCTGCTGGTCCGATAAATGATTTTTTTTGTGACTGCCGTTGACGTGATGCAGCCCCACGGATTGTTGATTTGCCACGTTCTGCCGCCCCGCCAATTACCTGCATCGCCCATCCAGGCGGTGTCAGATTGGTAAAAAACCACTGCATTTGGCTTAAACCATTCAGGAATGGCGCAATCTGACCGGCTGCATACTGGAACGCAAGTGCTATGTCTTCTACAAAGGCTGGCGTTTGGCTTAGTGATGTATTTAATTGTTGCAGCATTCCAATCAACGCAGGCGTTAGGACTTTGCCAACTTCTCTGGCAACGCCATCAACATTATCTTGGAGTGTGCTCAACCTTCCGCTTAAGGTGTCGCTTTGCGCAATAGCACCATTGGCGTATTTGCCGCCAGTGTTAGTAAGATTTTCTAAAGCAACTTCTACGGCTTTGGCGCTGAATTGACCTTTGCTTAGAGCTTTTTGAAACTCCTCGCCAGTCATGCCATACATCTTGCGCAGTTCTTCCTGCAATGCAATGCCACGCTCTTGGAACTGCAGTAGCTCCTCGCCTTGCAGTCGCCCTTTGGCTTGCACTTGGCCATAGGCGGTCACAAGACCGCTTAGCTCAGCGCCAGTAGCACCTGAGGCATCTGCCAGCCGTCTAGTGGTTTCTACCACCTTGTCAGCTTCAACACCAAATGCTTGTAACCGCTTGGCCGCATCAATCAGTTCAGTGCTAGTAAACGGCGTGATAGCGCCAAGATCTTGCAGCTCTTTAATAATTTGTCCCGCTTTTTCGGCGCTACCTGTTAATACTTGTAAACTACGCGTCTGGCTTTCTACTTCGGCAGTTTTAGCAAATACAAATCGTCCTGCTTGAATAGCGCCAAACACTGCCGCAAGCCCGCCAAAAGCGCTACTAATGCCAGCCAATGAAGTACGCAAGCCATTAAATTTGCCAGCAGCCCGCTGTGTTTCTGCATTTGCACTCCTAAGAACAGCTTCATATTGTTTAATCTGCTGCCCTGCTTTTTGATAAAGTGCTCCGTTGAATTGGACTTTTGACTGCACATCACGCAATGCAGCAATTTGTGCTTTTATTGCCAACTCAGTATTTTTTACTTTAGCCGCAAATACACCTTGAACAGTAGATGCTTTCGCAAAGCTGCCTTGCTGCGCTTCAACTATAGATTTGACAGCTTGAGCCCTAGCCTGCAGATTCTTAAATCCATCTGCCGCGCCAATAGAACCTTGCCGAATTGCAGCAAGCTTTGCGGTGACGCCGCGAGCGTCTAGATTTACCGCGACATTAGCGACAACCGACACAGCCGACCTACCGTCTTCGTTTCATTCTACGCTCCTGCTCTTCGTTTTGCAGCTCAAAATATGCTGACCACAAAAGTAATTCTTCCATGGTCACTTCTTGATTGAGCCGGACTAATGAGTAGCCAAGCTCTTTTGCAATACTAAGCTGCAACAATAGCAGGTTATCTTTACTTAGCTCCCGCTTTAGTGCTTTTCATATCCACCTCTACCTCTTCAGGGTTGGTGATAATCGCAAGCATCAGTTGCTGAAGGTCAGCATCAGCTACCTCGTTTTTGAGTTCAGCCGCATCACCCGATGCAAATAACCGCTGGCCAGCTTCATCGGCTGCCTTCATGATGAGCAGGTTCAATGCAAACCCATTGGCATCATCGCCACCGGGCATCTTCTGCGCACGTTCACGTTCGGCCATAGTGAGCGGTGATGCCCACATCTCAAAGACAGTGCCATCACCTAAGGTAACGGCACGCTTTACGGGTGTGAGATTAGCTGCTTTCTTAAGGCGTGCTAAAGCTGTCATACAGTTGTGCTGAAGTCAAACGTAGGAGCACCAGATGGCCTAAAGGTAATTTCTACCTGCTGAGCATCATCTGGGTTGATGTTAAGGCTAGCACTAAGAAGCACCGCATCCATTGCGATGCTGCGGCTGAGTGCTTCAGTGCCTTGCTTGTCGGTGTACAGCTTGAAGCCGCAGCCTACTTGCTGGCGCTGAAGTACATCTTCCACCATCCGGTTGGATAGCGCAGCATCCTCATTGGTGACGTAGACCGTAGCAGTGCCGGTACCATCAGCAAAACCAGGGATGTAAGCGCGAAATGGCGCATACTGACCAGCAGTTTGCCCGATGGTGGTTACGTCGATCTCAGCGCGGCTGATCTCAAATGACCATGATTGCACCTGGCCGACAGCGGCGTAGGCGGCGTATTCAACTTGGAACTCATTAGGCGCTACGGCAGTGCCATCGTCCGTAATGGTCAGGATGCTGCCGCCGAGGGTTGCCGATACGGTCAACGCACCAGTGGCCGCAGTGTAGGTGAGCACATAGTAGGTGGTAGCAGCATCGATGCCAGCGGGCAAGGTGCCAGTACCAGCGCCGTTGGTTTGGCTATTAACAACCGAGAACACAACCGGATCACCAACCTTCAAGTTCAGGTATGGCTGAATGGTGATCACATCAGTGGCGACAGCAATACCAGCTTCAGGGAAGGTGCCGGTGGTGCCAGCAGGTTTGTAGTAGAGAGCGCCGGACGTACCGGACAAGACAGTGGTGGCCATTGTTGTGAACGGTAGTGGCTGCGTTCAGTCTACATACGCCTCAAACGTTGCCGCAAGCTGCGTTTGATAGTACGGCTCCGGTGCGGATGGTGTTACCTGCGCTGGGCCAGATGCTGGATCAAATATGATGCTGGAGAATTTAGCGCGATCAAATAGATCCTTGACGCGTTCGGCAATCGTGAAGTTAGCGGCTGTACCAGCGCCGATGGGTGTGAAGACATTCACCACTAGCGTGCCATTTTGCCGGTTGAAGCCAACGCCACCAGTAGGCAGCAACGTGGCATAAGCATTATCACCGAAGCGTATGAATGCTTGCAGCCATGGCGTGTTGTTAGGCGGCGTGAATGGCACGTTCTGATAGCTGACGGGGTATGTAGGTGCCTTGGCTAACTCCGCTGCAATGCGGCCTTCAATGGCGGCGCGGATGTCGTTGTAGGTGCTGGTCATGACTCCCTGCCGATACGTGCTGCTGCAATTCTGACGCGGCCTTGGACATCTTTAGCAACGCCTTGCACCCAGCCGGGATTGGCTTGCTTGCTGCTGCCATTAGCTAACGGCTCCGCATATGGCAGGTTGTTGTGGACTGAGTACACGTTGCCGATACGTTCTTGCTGGTAGTTCATCTTGCGCAGCGGAAACATCGGCTTAGCTGGTGCACTGGTTTTGTCACGGTCAGGATTGCTTGGCGCCTGCTGCGGGCCTGCATCATATGGCCCGGCAGCATTCTCACCTACCTGCCAGCTAGCGCGGAACCTGCCGGTATCAACCGGACTGGCTTGCTTGACGAGTGAGTCAGTTTCCAGCACCGCTGCACGGAGCAGTTTTTCCATCTGCTGATTGACGTAATCGCCAATGTCACCAACGCGGATAGTGCGTGCCATTATGTTCTCAGGATCAGCTCATGGGTGATAGCGGTATTATCCTGCTCAATGGTGGTAACGCGGATGATTTGATGCGTCACACTGCCAACTGATACGCGATCTGCAGTCGATGGTACTGCGGCTAGATCTGCGGCTGCAACGGTCAACCGCTTATCGCCTGATTGGATCAGGTCATTTACCTCCCGCACATTGACATCTTCCAGCACGCCACGCACCACAGTGCCGACCACCACCTCGCTAACAGTGCCGGTGGTTGGGTTGTAGACGCCAGGGGTAACACGGTTGATGGTTACCTCACCACCAAACTTTGCCATCAGCTTGCTGGCAACCTTGCGTAGCGGACTAGCAAGTGCCATCAGATCCTATATGCAACGCAATGGCCATTTTGCAATTTGACACTTGTAAATACACCATAAATAATGGTGCCAGCATCATATTGATGCCCAGCAAGCGTATTGCCATCCCAATTAGAGGCAATGGCGTCAATGGTTGTATTGCTAGAAAATTGCAATGCGCACCACCTGCCAGTGCGCGTAGTGGTGTCAGTAATGAACGTGGCGCCCTTGGCGTAATCAATCCCCCATACCCCTGCGTAGTTCATGGTCACACCTTATAAGCAACAACCTTGCCACTTGCCAATGTGACGCTAGTAAATACACCTGAGATGCTGTCGCCACCTTTAAGGGGCACTGATGTGAAGGTATTGCCAGTTTGGTTTTCAATCACTGCGCTAGCAATTACTGCATCAGCCAGTGCATACAATTGCCAGAAGCGGCCAGTGTGCGCAGCGGTGTCATCAATGTATTCAAAGCCGATGCTGTAACTGCGATCCATGGTCAGCTCCGGCGAATTGAGAAGTTACCTGGTCCACTTATTCTAAGCCCTGTCAGGTACCGCTCCATCAGCGGTGGCACCTTATCTGCGCCAACAGCGCCATAACCCAAGTTAGGTGTTACGTCAATGCTGCCGATTTTGACATTTTTGTAATCTTCCAATCCGCTAAGGCCAATCCCATCTGGGTTGTTGTGCAGATACGTCGCAAGTACGGTTTGCGCGTACTTGATCTGACTTGGTATTTCGTTGTCATCAAAGTAGTCAGTGGTAATCCGAAATGGAAAACCAACGGCATAGGTGTTGATGTATGTATCAGGCCTGCGCACGCCAGTTCTTGGCCACTGCAATGATTGAGTGTCAGTAGCACGGGCACCAAGGTACCGTTCACGATCCAAGCGTTGAGTAGCGGTAAACAAAGCACGGTTCTTTTGGTCAGTGGTTGCTGTCGCCCACGCCGTTACATCAGCATCCTGCACAAAACCATCAATGATCGCTTGCGCGTCAGCTAGCGTCAGATACGAGTTTGCGTTGGCGGCCCCTGGTGTGGCCACGATCACTATTGCCATTGTCCGGCTCCGTTGGTATCAGTGTAGGCTCCGCAATAGAAAGAGAGGCCGCCTCCGTAGAAGCAGCCTCCTGGTTACGCAGTCGCCGGAAAGCGAACAAGCCCATATCAGGCTTCAGCGCCCTTGATGATGGCAAAGTTCAATACCAACGCCTCGGCTGCGGTTGCACCCACATTGGAAAGCGTGATGGTAAATGAACCAGCCGCAACGGCGCTAACGCTTGCGACATAGGTGCCAGTGGTTGCCCCAGATTGGATTGCCACAACAGGCACATCGTTAATGCCAACGAAAGTGTTGGTCACAACGAAGCTCACTTCAGCACCGCCAGCTAGCGACGCATCATGAGTGGTGATCTCACCAGCAGGCTTACTAAGCGTAACCCCAGTAGCTTTGCTAGTTTCCTGGGTAACAGCACCGCCTAACCCAGTCGGGTAGCCGATGGCTTTACCAGCAGTTGCCTCAAAGATAGATGCCATGATTAGTTACCTCAGAAGTTGGAAGTAACAGTAGCCCTAACGATGCCGAGGTTCTTAAGCTCGTACACCTTAGTCCAGTTACCGATTGTGGCAAGTTGAGCTTGTGTCGGGTTAGCAGTACCCACAACCCACTTAGCGCCAACCGGGTGATAGCAGTAGTGCAGGTCGATTGACATGGCATCACTCTTGGCGAGGATGTCACGATCAGTTTCAGTCTGCATCGCCATTTGCTCACCGCTGGCGATAGCGCCTTGAGTGAAGAAATACACCGGGTAGTTGGTGCTGGTAGGTGCCAGGTCGTCAGAGACGATGACGCGGAGGCCCATGTAGGTGGGCACTGAATTGTCGCCGCCGTAAGCGCCAGCAATGCTGCCAGCAAATACAGGAGCGATGCCAGTGGTAGCAACAGTGCCACCGCCACGTGCCTCAGCATTGGTCACGTAATCAATGGCCTTGCGCTCAACCAAGTCGTAGTACACAGCAGAGTGCATGCCGACAGCGGTGAGCTTGTCGCCTTGATCGCCAAGCAGCGCACGTGCCTTAGCCACCTGACGGGGGCCAAGAGCAGTTTGCCCAGTCTTGTCAAAAGACAGATCAATAAATGCAGCGCCGGTGTTGGAGGTCAAGCCGCCAAATACACCTTCGAGGCACTTGATCAGATCCTTCTGCCGTTGGTTGGCCACATAGTCGGCCACCTTGGCACCGATGGCGGCCATCGGGTCAGCACCAGCAGCCAGAGCTGCGAGATCACGAGACTCGAAGGCACGACCACGGTGCAGGATGACACCGACTTGCTTGTCGGCGGTGATCTTGCCAGGCGTCAGCGAGGTGCTGTCAGACAGCACTTCAAAGTCACCGGTAAGGTTTGCTTTCCAGAATGGAATGTTGACATAGTCACCGCCCTCGGTTGCATTCAGCTCGGCCATCGGCTGCACCACACCGCTAGCCAAGAAGGCATCGCGAAGGGTGGTTTGCTCGATGACGTAAGGCGTGAAAATTTCGGGGATGATGACATCAGAGCGAAGTGTCGCCATGATGAATACCTAAAGAGTGTGTTTACGGTGTGGGCGCAGCCCGATCACCAGCGCAGCCGGTTGTAGATATGTTAGCGCATGGCAATTGCTTTCATCCGATCGTATAAGTCACGATCCGTCCTGAATAGCCGCGCCTGCTCCGTCAGGTTGAATGATTCCCTGGCAAATGGGTTTTTCAGGCCAGCAGGGATGCTGCTACTAGCCTGAGAACCTGGTGCACCACTGCCTTGTGGCCGCGGCTGCTTTTGCATCCATGCCGGTAGCGTCTTGGCCCATTCAGCAACAGGCGTGCGTTGATAGCCGTCTACTACTACCACCGTGCCATCTGGTTCGCGTTCAATTTGATCGCTGCTTAGCTTGGTCTTTAGCACCATGTCCGGGTCATGGACGATGTCAGCCAATGCCGTCACGGCTGGTGTGACCAGTTCAAGCTCACGGCATTTGACTTCGAGTTCTGCGATGCGCTGGTCCTTTTGCGCCGTCGCCTCACGGAACTGCTGCTCCAGTACCTGTCGTGCTTCGGCGTACTTTCCTTGTGATTCAAGCTCAGCCTGTTCAGCGCGACGCTTGAATTCAAGGAGTTCGTCGACATTGACACCATCCGGCAATTTCTTTGACTTTGCAGCACGCAGCTCGGCAATCAGCTCTTGATTCTTGCGCTCAAGTGCTTCAATGCTGCGTTTGAGCGCATCTGTATCACCACTGGTAGCCGCAGGCTCCATTGGTTGGTTTTCTTCAGACATGGATAAGCCGCAGGCTTAAGTACACGTCTAGGTTACCACTTCTTCTTCTTACCCTTGCGGCTTTTGCCGGCTTTTGCGAGTGCGATTGCTATTGCTTGCTTTTGCGGTTTGCCCGCTTTCATCTCCGCTTTTATGTTGGCTGATACTACATCCTTGGATTTGCCCTTCTTGAGTGGCATGACGCCATTCAGCAACTGTGATTAGTGTACCGCCGTCTGCAGTGGCCCAACCTTTATCGGTGTAGATGGCTAGCACCCATGCCTCACCTACAAGCGCCTCAACTGGATCGCTATAGATATGGAAGATGCCACGGTCACCAAAATGCCGGAGGCTAGGTAGGTCCATATCGTTTGCGGAGCTGCTTTAATGTTACCTCTGCGCCATCATCACGGACTAGCTTTGCGATGGCGTTACGTGGACCGTATTTATCGGCAAGGCGGTTGAAGTATGCAACCTTGCCGGGGCCAAGCGCATCAGCTTGCACGCTACGCGGCTGCTTAGCTAGCCATTCGCCATAGCTTTGGTTGATTGGCACTTGGCCATCTTTACTAGCCCTGGTTGCCGTAGTCGATGGCGGCAGGATGTCTGGGTCGATAATTGGCACTGTAGTACTGCGGCAGTTGAAATGCTGCGGTGGCATTGGACCGCGGCCATATTCAAACTCTCTGCCATCTAATGCTGCGCATCTTGCGCTGGTGCGTGTATCAAGCGTGGCGACGTATCGATATTTCTTGGTTATATCTTGGTTTGCTTCATATACCTGCTGACTGGCAGTATTAGCCACCTGGTTGATGCTGGTGCGAATTAGCGCCATAACTTGATTGTCAGCTACGGCAGTGGCTTGACCACCTGCTGCTACAAGTTGCCGCACGGTTTTAGCTTCCTCGCCAAATTGCAAGTTACCAATCAACCGCTTGACGATGCTTGGTGTGGTTTCACCTGTCAATAACCCTTGCCGCACCACTTGGTTAAACCGCTCTGCTTGATCAACGGCAATGCCGCGAAATGCCTTAGTGACCACCTCACCATTAGGTAGCGTGATGGTGGCACCTTGAGCAGCGGTAAGGCTGAATGTTTGCGGTGCACCTTGCACTGCAGCAAATAGATCATCCGATAATGCCACCACATTGAGCTGCGTTGGATCTGTGGTGACCACTGACTGCGCAAATTGCAAGCTGATCTCCACGGTGCGCACTGCATCACGGCTACCAGGCGGCAATACACGGCGTAGCTGCTCAGTGACAAACTCAGATTGCAACTCGGCTAATCCTTGCAGTTCTGGCACCATCAGCTCACTTGCATCACCTGCCCATGTTGCCAGGCTGTCCTTCAATTGCGCCAGGATTGCCCGCAACCTTGCTGCTTTGACTGGTGCGGCTAGCTCATCAATGGTGCGCAGTTGGTTGGCAGCATCAATGATGATGTCGTTATATGCGTTGATCACCCGCCTAGCTACAGAATTGCTATAGCGGTTTAGATCTATTGCATTGCGATATAACGCCTCTGGTGTGCTCATTGGAAAATGCCTAGGTCTTGCGGCGCATATCCTGATCGGATACTTACATTTGCGCCACGGTTCAACGAGCCTGTAACTAACGCTGCAAATGCGTCATATCCATTCTGCCCATCTTCCATCAGCACAGTTTCATCTACCTCATCTGCTCGGCCATCTTTGTACCAACTGATGCGCACAATGGCAAGGATCTCTTCTGGTAGTGCAGATACGGTGTAATCAAGCGTCGAGTTCCTGTTGCTCTTTTGCGGGTCGATCCAAATCATCACGTCCACTAGGCGATCCGTTATCCAGTCGAGTAGCCGGTAAATCAAGCCCCGCATTGGATGTAGCCTCCAGTTCTTCATCCACGTTAAAGTCATCCCCCAGCACCTCACCGTCGCTTAACTGACGGAGCAGTGTTTCCTGGGTGATGGTGCCAGCAGTGTACAGCTGCAGCAGCGACTGGATTTCTTGTGGTTCAAGGCGTGCGCCGATGAAGTCACGGTTGACGTAGCAGCTACCGGCTGCAGCGGCTTGCCCGAGGTACTGCGCATGGTATTGCAGACAGTTGTCGATCATGTCCTGCACGTTCTGGGCAATGACCGTCATCGTGCTGTCGCCTTGGCTGCGATCAATGCGCTTTGCCTCGGCAGTCTCTGCTGATAGCTTCTGGCCTAGCACTGCAGATAGCCCTAGCTCATTGATCTGCGCAGCAATCTGCTCCAGCCTGCGAAACTGATAGTCGAAGCTGGTGCCCTTGGGCTCGATGTACTCTGCCTTGCCTTCAGCAGGAAATGCAATGGCCTCGCCAGGGCCTGCAGATACCTCCTCGGCTGCCGATGGGAAACCAAAGAATGCCAGCATCGGCACCGCTGAGATATGCAGTTGATTGTCGAGGTCTGATTGCACCTGATATACCTTCAGGTTTAGCTCTGCAATATCTTCCAGCGGCGGCCGTGATTCGAGGTAGCCAACACGGTTGCTATATGCAATGGAGAATGGGATCTCGCTAAGGCTGGTGGTGCCTTCATCAGTGATGCGAAATTCACCGTCATCACCTTTCTGGTGGAGTTGATATGCGCCAGGTGTCAGCAGTCGAATCTGCTGCACTGCCTTCTCGCCATATTCGCCATCAGGTACGGTGACAGTTTCCGATAGCCGCAGCATGGATAGCACCTGTTGGCCATCTTTTAGCTCAGTGCGCCAGCCAAGGATCTGCCGTGGCGTGTAGGTCACCCAATATGGGCGCCCACCATCTTGCGGTGCGTCTACGAGCGTGCCGACGTGGCCATAACGCACCAGCTTGCGAGCAGTTTCGTAGGTCCATACATTCAGGTCATTGCCTTGCATGTCTACGTCAAATAGCTGCTCAGTGATCACATCACTGGTATCCTCAAGCCTTACTGGCTTGCGCGTCAACATGCCAGCGAGCATCCGCTCAAGGCGCTGGTAGTACGGAGGGCATACACTGCGTGCTAGGCGGTTGTCGTAGGATTCATCAAGCTCGCGGGGCTCTTGCGGCAGATAACGGCGGTGCTTCTTGCGCATCCCGTAGGTGCCGCTCATCAGATCTTCAATCAAGATCCAATGCGGCTCCTGCGCAAACCATGCGGTGTTCGGATCACTAACCTGCGTGACTTGCCGCTGAGCAAGCGGGCGATCGTAGAAGTTATAACCTGAATACATTGATCGCCCGCAGTGTTAACAGTTTAAGCGGGTACCGCCGATAGCGTAATGCTGGTGCGGCCTAGCTTGATGTCAAATTCATCGCCGGGTTGGAAACCCATTGATGTGACATAAGCAGAACCAACCAACAGGTTACCGTTAAACTGCACCTTAGCCTTGTTGCTAAGTTTGCGGCCTGGCTTCTTCTCAGATGTCAAGGCAACACCTTTGGCTTCCAGTAGCGCCTCATAAAAGGCGGTGAAATTCAGACGTTCGGTGCCATCCTTTTTGGTGCTTACATAGCCGCATTCACGGACAAGCACCGATTTTGAGGCATCACCTAATTCTTTTACTTTTGCGAGTAGCTCAGATCCGGTCAGCATTTGGTATGGGCGTGCTGGGCTTGCTCAGTATATCCTAATGCCTGTCGATCTGCCAGCACCAGCATGTAATGGGTTGAATTCACGCCAGATCAGATAGCCGAGTGCGTCATTCATGTGGTCATGGCCGCCATCCTTATCGGGTTCGCCTTTCTCGGTGTAACACTGCAGCTCTAGGCATTCGATCATGCGCTTGCAAGTTTCTGACACCTGCAACCGGATCTGCCCTTTGCCATTTTCTAGTAGCGCCTGGACTGCTGCGACGCGATCACGCACTGGTGGATTGGCACGTGGTGACTGGTTGCTGATGCCGTATGTCTCAAGGATCTGAATGTCAGTTTGCGTTGCATTAGTGCTGCGGTTGCCGCCGCTGGCATCTGGATAGCCGTAGATGCGATGGTCTGGGTACCGCCTGCGAATTTCAGCACCAAGCTGGTCGGTGTCATGAGCGCCTGAGATCTCGTCAATGATGACCAACCCTTTAGCAGTGCGTATGCCGATAACAGCCGACATGTTGCCAACGTTGAAGTCAACGCCAACCCTGAGCGGTTCACGGTCAATGCTGGGCAGGTCAGTGGTTACATGTTTCTCCCGCGTGAAGCGGTCGTAAACAGTGCCGGTTGTCAGGTTGACGAAGTCGCCGTCGAGGTATGCCCGCAGCATTGTCGGGTCATAGTTGGCCTGCAGCCGCTCGATGAAGTCAGCAGGTAGGTGTGGGTTATCCACTGACCGCATCTTGATCAGCTTGCGGTCATCACGGCCGCGTGCTTCATCGCTGCCGAATGTGTTCCACATCCAGCGGAAGCCTTCTGGCGTGGATGCTGCTCCAAACTGGCGGACATTACCGGCACGCAAGCGGCCAAGGATCTTGGGGAATGCCTTGTTGGCGATAGATGGCGTGACGGTGTCGATCTCATCAGCTAGCACCCAGGCAAGGTTCAAGCCAATGATGCGGCTCCAATTCTCGAAGCTGCGACACAGGATCTTGGTATCACCGCCTGGCAGGTGCAGCATGTATTCCGGCAGCGGGCTGGCGCGAAAAGTGTATGGGATGCCGTAAGCGTCGAGGAAATCATCGAAGTCGTTTTGCCAGATGTCGCGGATTAGCGGCCCCGTGGGCTCCATCACCGCGCCAATAAAGCCTTGGTTGGCCACGGCCAGCATCACCGCTTTAGCGCATAACGCACGGGTCTTACCAGCGCCATAGCCAGCGGAAATGCCAATGATCTGCGTGGCGGTGTCATCAACAAATGCAAGCTGGCCTGGGTGTAGGCCATTGCGGATGTTTGCTATTTGCTCACTCATGGATGATGCGGTTGGCATCTCCATAAAGCTAAGCAATGGCACAGGCTCGCAGATGCCGGTAACGAGGCTCACAAGGGCTTGCGGATGATCGTCTTGGCGGTGCCATCAGGCTTTACGACGATGCGATGCAGAATCCGCGGCTCATCACCCTTGGGCTTAAGCAGTCGGCCAACAGCGGTAACGGTGGGTGTCATTCTGCATCCTCGTCAGTAGTGAACAGGTCGTTAAGCAGCTCAGCCTTAGCGATTTCAAGCGCGCCAATCAGCTCAATAGCTGACAGCTCAGATTCGCCAATGAGATCAGCAAGGCTGGCGAGAAACAATTCCATATTGTAAGGTGATAACGTGTTGAGCTTAGCAGAGTCAACGTTTGCGCTTTGCACGCGGAGACACAAATTGACCAACAACACCTTGCCGGCGTTGCTGGGATTTAACTGAAGGCAGCCGCTCGCCAGTGACTTGTCGATAAAGGCCCATTACTTTGCTGTCATATTTCTTGCCAAGAGACAACGCAGCCCTGGTTTCAGCCGCAAACTCTGCTGGGCTAGTTCGTGCATATTGACTCACCCGCCTAGCCAGCCTTTGCGTTGCAACTACTTTGTCTGCATCTGCGTAAATTTGCCCTTTCTTTCTCAATTGCATTTCAAAACTGGCTGCCATTTTCATAGGATTATGCCTAATATGCCCAAGTTCATGCTGAACAACGTGGCCTGCTTTAGCTGTTGAAAAAAGATTCCGCCTCCTATCCTTAATTGCGGATTGCCGAGGATTTGCCCACGAAGAATGGGAAGCGTTAAAATCAATTTGATTGGGCGTTTTTGAGCTAACAGACGCAACTGAACTACTTCGTTTGTTGCTTCTTAGTGCTGTTCGTGCTCCAGCCATTTCTGCTGTTTTTCTGGCATTAGCAATATTTGCTTTAGCATCAGTGCCGTAACCAGGTGTTGATTTTGTTGCTCTTGAAAAAAGATTTTCTGGCCTAGCGTTAGCTTTAACTAGGACGCGTTTTTTGGCTACATTTGTCGCAGTCTTGCCTTGCCCAATTTTGCTAGCGGCGCTAGGGTCGCGCTTTACTTTTCCTTTGATGGTGCCTGCTGCTTTAGAGCCACTGGCTTGCATAGTTTGCGTCTTGCGCTTATTACCTGCTGCTGTCCTAAGCCGTCCGCCTCTTGCCGTAGCTCCTGCGCCTTTCGGAGCAAATCTGCCTCGATTGTCACGGGAATAACGGCGTGCCATTGCTAATGTTTCATTGCACGCAGTCTAATCACTTCATCTCAAACTGCAGCAGCGAAGCCTGAGCTTTTAGGAACTGCAGTGCCGCAAGTCGGTTGGTAGTGGTGACACCTTCATCGCGATCTTCAGGATTAAGCTCCTGCCATCTCCAATCTTGCAGCTCAGCAACAGACTGCTCCAACCATTTAGGGCGCTCAATTTCTAGATCACGCGATAACAATTGCCGTGCTTCGGCAAGGTAAGTTTCGCCTGTTCTTTCACTTACTTTCCATTTTTCCGAAGCATGACGAAGGATTCGATACCTAGAGGCCCCTTTAATTAGGAGCCTGTAGATCTCATGCACCCGTAGGATTTTCTCGTGTTCAGTGCCCTTGCGCGCCACGGAATTAACTGCGAATTTGCACAGGCATAATCAGGTAAGTCTGATCTGATGCATTGGTTGGCGTGATAACTACAGGAGTAGTAGCACCATTTGCCGATAGTGTAACAGATTCCGCTGAACGGAATGCTTTTAGACCATCGAGCAGGTAATGCACGTTGAAGGCTAGCGCTAGTTTGCCAGTGGTGCCGGTGTATTTGATGGATTCGGTGCCATTGCTGGCATCCGCTTCAGCGCTGATCACCATGGTGCCATTGTCGCCGATGAGTAGTTTGACGATTTCGCCAATGAGCGCAACACGCTCAAGGCATCGCGCAAAGCGGTGACGATCAAGGGTGATAGCGGTGTCGAAGGTGGCGGGTATGAGCTTTGCCACATCGGGGTAAGTGCCATCAAGGATGCGGCTGTAGATGGTGATGCCATCGCCGGCGTCGATAACCGCTTGGCCATTAGCTGCTGCGATGCCAACGGTGCGATCCTGCAACAGCTTCATGGTGCTGGCTGGCAGGGTGAGGTTAATGCCATCGGGTAGGTCCACCGGCAGCCGCATGAGCCGATGGCCATCGGTGGCTTCCATGAAGCCGTTGGCGAGGTGAATCCCCTGTAGCACCTGCTTGGATGCGTCAGTGCTGGCTGCCATGAGACATGCACGCACGCCAGCGGTGATGTCTAGGTCAGCGCTAGGAGCCTCTACAACGGGCATCGCCGGGTAATCGGCTGCATCCTGCCCAGCAAGGCCGTAGGAGCCCCCAGAGGCGCTCACAGTGCCATCTGCGACCTCCACAGCCTCCGTGTCATCCATGCGGCTTACAAGGCCAGCTAGAAGCCGATACGGAAGTGCCATGGCGCCGGCAACGTTGACGGCTGCCGGGATGGTGACGGTGATGCCTAGGTCAAGGTTGAAGCCGGTGATGGTGGCAGTGGCGTTAGCAGCGGTGATCAGGCAGCAGTCAAGGATCGGGTGTGAGCTGCGAACACCAACGGCTGGTGCAATGGTGCGTAAGGCGTGGTCGAGATCAACCTGCGAGGTGATGAGCTTCATGGAGTGATGCGATGATTTTGCTGTAGTCGTCTTCAAAGCTGATGACCAGTTCCATGGGGATTGGCTGGCCGTCGTCTTGAGCATTGTCGCGGATGGCCGCGGCGTATGCAAGCGCTCGTGTCATGCAGTCATGGAGTCGGTTGATGACCGGCGACTGCTTGGCTGGGATGTTGATCAAGTCTGGTGATGACATAAGCGATAAGTGTTTCAACTTGCATCCTGGGCAGATCACCGCGCATGAAGGCAACGGCATCAGCCACCAACGCATGATACTCCGCCGTGGTGAGCCGCCTTAACGCTCTGTCACGAATGAACGCAGCACGGGATGTGCCAGCGCTAGCGGCTTGGTGGTCCAATGCCGCCAGATCGGTGGCTTCAAAACGGACTTTGATCTCTTGCATGGGCATTTGGAGGTTGGACGAAGTTAGACGCCTTGGTATGACTGGGTTTGTCCGACCGTCTAACCAACCTAACCTCTTAAAGAGAATAAGTAAATAGAGGAGTAGGGGGGGGTGTGGGGTAACTCTCTAAGGGAGGTAGGTCGGACCGGAGGTTAGGCGGCTGAGATCCACTGCGCCAGAATGGATCCCGCCGCCTAGCCCTTAGGTTGGTCGTCTAACTGGTAGTACCAGCGGCGCTTGCCGGATGATTCGCGACGTTTGGTCCAACCCAGCTCTTTGAGGATGGATGCAACCTGCATCTGGTCCACTTTGGTCTGGCGCTCCATCGGCTTTTGTATAGCCTTTGCAAGGATCTCTTCAGAGGTCAATACATCAGCAGATCGCCGATCTGTTAAGTAGGTAAGGATAGCTAGCCGCCATGGTGATTCAATCATGTAAGTATCATTTTCCTGCTGCACTGCAAGTTCCATTGCAACTGGCAAACGATTAGTTTCACCATTTCGATATGCGTGGACAGCAGCGGACCAGATCGCATCGCGCTCCATGAGCAGCATGGCGGTGTTAATTTGATCAACTTGTGTTTTGGTTGTAGGTATCACCCAGAAGCGACGGTTTCCGGTTTCATCAACCAAGAATCCCGTAGTCTTATTGGTGGTACCAACAATAATGCCACGCCTAGGAAATGCCTCAACGGCCTTGCCGTATGGCACCCTCAGTAAGTCAATAGCTTGCGAGAGGAATGCCTTTACCTGACCGGCATGTTTGCGGTTAGTGATGTGATCTAATTCTGCCCATTCCATAATCCATGAGCGATGCAAAACCATGACATCATCCTTGGTGCTGATGTCACCTAAAGCATCGGAATAGAACGGACCGCCTAAACATCCCCAGAAACTAGACTTATAAGCACCTTGATCGCCCATGATTACGCAAGCGGTGTCATGCTTGTAACCAGGGTCAAAAGCACGAGCAACAGCACCAATTAGCGTGCGTTTTAGCATCTCGTCGTAGATGGTGGTGCCGTCATCACCTGGCCGGAGATAGGCGGTAGCCAGACCATCGATGTAGGTCGGCTCAACATGTCGCTCGCAATGGAGCAGGTATTCGGTGACAGGGTTGTAGGGATTTTCATTGGCTACCTGCACAAGGCAATCAATGGCTAGTTCTTTGCCGACCTTGTAACCCATTTCGGCCAGCTTGAGGTAAAAACGATCAGCGCCATCAATGGCCTTTTCTTTGATCTCGATCTGCTGGGTGAAGACGTTGTAGCGAATCTCATCGGCTTGACTACGCAGCAGCGCTAGCAGCTCTGCAGTTTCCAGCTTTTCGGGTTTGGTGATGATGGGCGGCTTGCTATCCCCATTTGCCACGCTGCGGCTCGGTTCTTGCCGTTGCGACCGCCACCCATCCTTCTTGGCCATATCGCCAAGGGTGCCAAGGCTGATGCCGGACTTTTTGAAACTCTTCCACTTGCGCTGGCAGTCGCTGGGCTTGTGCTTGTTGGACTGCGCCGACCAGTGTTCCCAGTCGCCTAGAAGGCTGTCATCGCCGACGCTATGGAGCGCCATGCCAACTGCTAACCAGTCGTCGTAATCATCAGCGCGACTAGCCGACAGGGCCTCTAGGTATGACCGCGCCCTAGCTGCATCATCAGATGCCACCAGCAATGGTGCCGGCTGTGCCACCGGCTTGAGCATTTTCTCTATGAGGCAAAGCGGCGCTTCTGCTAGGTCGAGGTCTTCGGGGCTGTATTTGGTGACCCAGTGATAGCCGGTAGTGGTTGGGTGCGCACCAGCTACAACAGATTGGCAACCAGTCCAGCGGAGCTCCACTTGCTCGGGTTTGCCTTCGGAGTCGGTGACACCGGTCTTGTATTTGCGTGTGGCAATGTCTGGCCAATACTGCTCTGGTACGCGGTAAATGACCTGAAACCTGCCATCACGACCACTGGTAACGGTCCACGACCGCGGCAATGACGACATGGGACAACCCCAGTCGCGCAGGATGGTGCTGGCGCTGCGGCCATCGTGATCAAGAAACAACAGACCACCGGATGGAACACCGCAGCACACGCCAATGGCTTTGGCGCTGCCAGCTTCTAGCTCAACCTGCAGGCCGGCCTTGTCGAGTGGCCGCTCCTGCCATTTGGTTTGGTATGGCCGCTTCTGATCATCGACAGCAACATATCCCCACCCATCGGGTAGGCGTGCAAGCTCTTCGGATAGGGTCATCGCTTAGTCGCTGGCAGGATGCCGTGCAGGTGCAGATCAAGCGACTGCTCCAGTAGCAACCGTATGGCAGTGGCACGGCTCATGCGATCACCACGCCAGGAATCAAGGCGCCGTTGCAGGTCGGCGGTGAGGCGTATATGGGTTGGATGGCTAAGGCGCACGATGCTGGGCGAGGTGCTTGCACACTGTAGCAGCGGCTGCTACGGTGGCAAGGCCAGATGGCTGCCATGACCTACCAAGACTTCCTTGCTTCAAAGTCCACTGCCTGCGCACCTGCAGGATTTGACCCGACTAGCTTCACAGCGCCGCTGTTTCCATTTCAGCGGGACATTGTGACAATGGCCTGCCGCGTTGGCAGGTTCTGCATCTGGGCTGATTGCGGCATGGGTAAAACCGCCATGCAGTTGGAGTGGGCGCATCAAGTGCATCAGAGCACTGGCGGCAATGTGCTGGTACTAGCGCCGCTTGCTGTTGCCCACCAGACAGTGCGCGAGGGTGCCAAGTTTGATATTGCCTGCAGCTTTGCGGCGACGCAATCTGAGGTGAAGCCTGGCATCACGATCACCAACTACGAGAAGCTCAGCCATTTTGATCCTGCCAGCTTCCAAGGAGTAGTGCTTGACGAGAGCAGCATCCTCAAGGCATACACCGGCAAGATCCGCAACCAGATCATCTTTAGTTTTAGCCAGACGCCATTTCGGCTGGCTTGTTCAGCGACACCAGCACCTAATGACCACATGGAGCTAGGCAACCACGCTGAGTTTATTGGCGTGATGACTAGGACTGAGATGCTGGCTATGTTCTTCGTGCATGACGGTGGCGACACTGCCAAGTGGCGCATCAAAGGGCACGCCAAAAGCAAGTTCTGGGAATGGGTATGCAGTTGGGCGGTAACCATCCGCAAACCATCAGACCTTGGCTATGAGGATGGCGACTTCATCCTGCCGGAGCTGCAGATCAGTGACTGCACGGTGGAAACACCACGCGAAGCAGTAGCAGATGATGCTGGCCAGATGGCGCTGTTTGCTATGGAAGCGCGGACGCTCAACGATCAACGCCAGGTGCGTAAGGCATCGCTGCAGATGCGGGTTGATGCTGCTGCGGCACTAGCCAACAGCAACGGTGAGCAGTGGTTGGTGTGGTGCAATCTGAACGATGAATCCAAAGCGCTTGCTGCTGCTATTGATGGCGCCGTTGAGGTGTCAGGTAGCGATAGCGATGACCACAAGCGGCAATCAGCTATCGACTTTCAAGATGGCAAGATCCGCGTATTGGTTAGCAAGCCCAGCATCTTTGGCTTTGGGCTCAACTTTCAAAGTTGCCATAATGTTGCATTTGTTGGGCTAAGCCACAGCTACGAGGCTTTCTATCAAGCCATCCGTAGGTGTTGGCGATTTGGCCAGCAGCAACCAGTTAATGCGCACATTATCTACGACGTAGGCGAAGGTCGCGTCATTGAAAACATTCGCCGCAAAGAAGCGGACAGCATCGCCATGGCTGAATCAATGGTTGTCATCATGAAACAACAAACAATGGAACAGCTCAAGAAGATCCAACGTCAAGTTGCACCGCACATTACAGAGCATCAGTCAGGTGACAACTGGGATATGTACATGGGCGACTGCGTTGAGAGTATCAAGCAGCTCGACTCAGATAGCATCCACTACAGCATCTTTAGCCCGCCATTTGCGTCGCTTTACACCTACTCCAATAGCGACCGCGACATGGGCAATAGCCGCACTGAGCAGGAGTTCTTTGATCACTTTGCGTTTCTAGCAACAGAGCTGCATCGGGTGATGATGCCTGGCCGACTGATCAGTTTTCATTGCATGAATCTGCCCAGTAGCAAAGAGCGTGATGGATTCATTGGCGTCAAGGACTTCCGTGGTGACATGCTGCGGATATTCCAATCTGCGGGCTTTGTATTCCATAGCGAGGTCTGCATCTGGAAAGATCCGGTTACCGCGATGCAGCGCACTAAGGCCATTGGGTTGCTGCATAAGCAAGTGCGCAAGGACTCAGCGCTTAGCCGTCAGGGCATCCCGGATTATTTGGTAACGGTGCGCAAGCTGGGCGAGAATACTGAGCCAGTTGCTGGGCCGTTTACTGAGTTTGCAGGCGAGAATCCACCACCTAAAAGTGGCGATGCCATCAAGGATTCAATTAACATCTGGCAGCGGTATGCCAGCCCGGTATGGATGGACATCAACCCATCGGATACGTTGCAGTACCGCAGCGCAAGGGCTAATGAGGATGAGCGGCACATTTGCCCGCTGCAGTTAGAGGTGATCCGCCGTGGGATGCAGCTATGGAGCAATCCAGGCGATTTGGTGCTTAGTCCGTTTGCTGGTATCGGCAGCGAGGGCTACGTCAGCCTGCAGATGCAGCGCCGGTTTGTTGGATTTGAGCTGAAGCCCAGCTACTTCAATTGCGCCGCCAAGAACCTGAGCATGGTCGAGTCGCATAAGCAGGGTGAGCTGGTATGAACCTCCGCCCTTACCAAATCCAGCTCATCACCGACATCCGCCTGCAATACCAGCTAGGCCACCGCAAGGTGCTGGCAGTGCTGCCCACTGGTGCTGGCAAGACCGTCTGCTTTAGCCACATCGCTCAAGCTGCTGCCCGCAAAGGCAACCGCGTGCTTATTGCGGTGCACCGGCAGGAGCTACTGGATCAAGCGTGCCGCGCACTACCCATGCCACATGGTGTGATCGCCGCTAGCCGCGCCATGGACCTATCTGCAGCGGTGCAGGTGGCCAGTGTGCAGACCTTGGCTCGCAGGCTCCACAAGCTGCCGCGTGACTTCTTCCAACTGGTGATCATCGACGAGGCGCACCACAGCAATGCGAAATCTTGGGCTCAGACATTGGAGCACTTCCAATCTGCGCACCTGCTGGGTGTCACTGCTACACCGATCAGGCTCGATGGCCGCGGCCTTGGCGAGCACTACCAGATCATGGTGGAAGGTCCCAGCGCTGCATGGCTAACCGATAACGGCTTCCTAGCTAGCGCACGAGTGCTGGCGCCACCAGGGTTTGATACCACCGGCTTGCGTAAGCGGATGGGTGACTTTGACACCCGCGAGGCTGAGCATCGGGTCGGCACCATCATGGGTGACTGCCTTAGCCACTACCGCAAGCACCTAGATGGCCAAACGGCAATTGCGTTCTGCTGCTCAGTGGCACATGCGGAGGCAGTGGCAAGGCTATTCATGGGTGCCGGCATCCCAGCCGCCAGCATCGACGGCAGCATGACCAGCGAGCAACGCCGTGACCTGCTGCAGGCGCTAGGCACCGGAAGGATTAAGGTGCTCACCTCCTGCGCACTTATAGGTGAAGGCGTGGATGTCCCCAGCGTTGGTGGCTGCATCCTGCTTAGGCCTACCGCTAGCACCAGCTTGCACCTGCAGATGATCGGCCGATGCCTTAGGCCATCACCGGGCAAGGCCGCTGCGGTGGTGCTCGATCATGTCGGCAACACCTTGCGGCTCGGCCACCACCTAGAACCACGTGAATGGACGCTAGACGGCCTGGCCAAGCGCGACCGCTCCGCCGCGCCATCGGTGAAGGTGTGTCCTAACTGCTTCGCTGCAATGGCCAGCCAGGCCAAGCAGTGCGGTGAATGCGGCCATACGTTTGCGGCTGAGGCACGCGAGCTGCAGCAGGTGGAGGGTGAGCTGGTTGAGCTTCAGAGGCAGCAGGCTAAGCGGGAGCAAGGTGGGGCGCAAACGCTTGAGCAGTTGCGGCAGCTAGCGCAGCAACGAGGATATAAAGTTGGCTGGGCCGAACGCGTGTATCAGGCAAGGTTGGCCAAGCGGTATGGCGTCTGAGCAATCCATCCAGCAACACATCCGCCTGACCTGCGGCGCGGGTAACACCAGGCTGTTCCGCAATAACACCGGAGTGCTGCGCGATTACCACGGCAGGCCGGTGAGCTTCGGACTTGCTAAAGGCAGCGCTGACCTGATCGGCTGGGCTAGCCGCGTCATCACCCCGGAGATGGTCGGCCAGCGTGTTGCGGTGTTTACCAGCATCGAAGTCAAGACCGCTAGCGGCAGGCTGCGGCCAGAACAGAAGCAGTGGCTGGATGCAGTGCAAGCAGCAGGTGGCATCGCTGGTGTGGCGCGGTCGGTTGATGATGCAAATGCACTACTTATCAATGGAATCCATTGCGGCGCAACGGATCTGACCCTGTAGTACATCCGCTCACCCCTGATTGTGACCCGATGTAACGCGAGGCAGTGTGACACCTGTGGAAATCGACTTTTTCACAGGTACATGCGGATACATTCCCTGAGATCCCAGCCGCCGCAATGTATTTCAGCAATAGTGCATCTGATCTAGCCCGTCAGTTTTGGCATCCAAGTGATACCAAAATCAGCGGCCCTTGTGCCAGTTGGCGCCAGAACCGTGTGCAAGGAGTGTGCCAGTTCTTGCTTATGGTGACACTTACTTATTGGCACGCGCCCGCCAAGATCCCAGTGATGCCAACGGGTTTGGCCGTTCTTGGTACCCCTGTATCAGTTGGCGGTGCGTGACATCGGGTGACGTTATGGCGCACGCTGATAGGGCACCACGCACCACACGTCATGGGCGTCATCGCCGACACGCTCCGCGCCACCCTCCGGGACATGGCCCAGAGCGATGCCCGTCTTTACCGCGGGCTGGCCACCGAGCTGGGCACCACGCCCGCTCAGGCGGCACTCCCCACGGAGGAGATCGCAGCCGCCATCGCGCTCCTTGAGGCGCATGGCTACACGGTCACTCGTTGACCATCGCGGGCGCCACACGGCGCCCCATCACCTGACTCACGCACCGCGCCACACGCCACGCCATGGACCACGCCACCCCCACTGACACCGACGCCCTGATGGCAGAGGTGGACGCCCTGCTGGAGCAGGTCGCCGCCACCGACGCCCGGCTGGACGCACTGCTCGACGGCTGGACGCCACGGCCCGCCACGGCCCTGCGCCGGCTCCAGCGCACCGCTCGGCACACGGCCCGGTTGTCGGCCCTAGTGGAGCGCCAGCAGGCGGCCCTGGCCGCCCAGCTGGACGCCATGGAGCAGGACGCCTGAGCGGTTCCCGTCCGCCACCTCGTCACACTGACTGAACACCGATGACTGACTACGACATGCACGACCTGATCCGGGATCAACTGACCGGGATCTACGTCGATCTCACCGCTCTGGGACTGATGCCGGAGCAGTACGACCAGCGACTGACTCAGGCGCTCCAGCTGCTGCGCGACGCCCGAGCCCTGCTGGAGGAGTGCCATGCCTGACACCAGCGCCGCCCGCACCCGTCGCTACCGACTGCGCCTGCGTGGCCTGCCTGATCCCGATGCACCGCAGCCCTGCGCCACCTGCGGCCGGCAGGTGCGATCGAAGCGCACGGCGCCGCTCTGCTCGCATTGCTGGAAGCGATCACCAGCAGGACGTGAGCGGAACCGATTGCGCATGGCATCAACGCGCGCGCAGCACTTGCTAGCGGCAAAGCCAGATCGCGTGCCAGGTGCCGGCCATCAGCAGCGGCCCGAGTAGACCCTGACCACAGCGCAACGCGCAGCTCATGCTCGCGGATGGCATGGTTGATGAGGTGCTGCACGCGGTGGTCATCCATGCCGGCAGGGTAGCGACTGGATATGTGACGGATTGTTGCCGATGCAACAGGGACTAGGGTTGACCACGGCGGATCAGGGTGTAGGATATGCGCAAGCCGGACGACCCGGCACCCCAACCCGAGAGCCATGACTACAACCCTCGCCTTAATCCTCGCCCTGCTGCTACTGCCGCTGCTAGTGCTGCTGTGGGCTACCGAGAGCACCGAGCAACGCACCAAGCGGCTGCACAGCTACGGCTGGAGCCAACGCCGCATTGCTGATCACCTGCATATCACCCGTTACCGCGTCCGCGTGGCGCTTGCATCATGATCGCTAACCCTTGGATCAACCGCATCACTGTATTGGTGGTAATGGTCGCCATCTATGCCGCTGGTTACGCCGGTGGCCGCGACCAAGCCATTCTTGCCCATCAACAACAACTTACGTGCGTCAAATGAGCGACTCTGACATCTACTGGACATTCGTTACCGCTGGCAAATTCGGCGGCAGCTTCTTTCAAGCACTGGGTAATGCAGGACTTGCTGCAGACCCTGCTAACAAGCGCCTCATCTTAAATACATGGCCGAGGATGGTTGCCACCTATGGCGTCACCAGCCGGCTGCATCGTGAACTGCGTTATGGGGTGACAGCATGACCAGCAACGCTGACTACCACGCCGATCCAGCCATCAGCGCTAGCCACCTCCATGCGGTTGCTGCTAGCCCCTACCACTACTGGAGCCGCTTTATCAACCCAGATCGTCCGCCATCAGTGCAGACGGCAGCGATGAAGCTCGGCAGCTTGACCCATTGCGCTGTGCTCGAACCCGACGAGCTTGCCAGCCGTTATGGCATTGCACCAGATCGCCGCACTAATGCAGGTAAGGCTGCTGTTGCTGCAATGGAAGCTGCTGGCATTGAAGCTGTCACTGCACCAGAAATGGAGCAGGCGATGGCAATGGCCGCCAGCGTCCGCAGCCATCAAGCTGCTGCAACATTGCTGCGTGACGGTAAGGCTGAGCAGAGCTTCTGGTTTGATGATATTGCTACTGGTCTGCGGTGCAAATGCCGCCCGGACTGGTACACCGGCAGCACCATCGTGGACCTTAAGACCACGGTTGATGCAAGTCCGAAAGGATTTGCCAAGTCGGTTGCGCAATGGCGGTATCACGTCCAGCAGTCGCATTACCTTGCCGGCACCTTTGCCGAGCGGTTTGTGTTTATTGCAGTGGAAAAGTCCTACCCGTATGCCGTTGGTGTGTACGAGTTAGATGCTGATGCCGTGCAATTTGGCGATTACGAACGCCGCAACAACCTGCAGACAATTGCCGACTGCCGCGCCATCTCCGAATGGCCTGGCTATGGCAACATCATTCAACCGCTGAGCCTGCCTAAATGGGCTTTGCAAACTTCGTCATCTATTACTTCGGAGGATTTCTAATTGTGGAAACAAAACTGGTCACAATGACGCCTGAATGGGCAGAGCAATTGTTAACACTCAATGTTCACAACAGAAAGCTAAGCAAAAATACCATTCTCTTTTACGAAAATCTTATTAACAGGGGACAATGGAAAACTACTCATCAAGGTATTGCAGTTGATTGGAACAATGTCTTGCAAGACGGCCAGCACAGGCTTCATGCAATAGTCAAAAGCGGGCAGTCAGTTCAAATTCTGCTTTCTACAAAAGTTGATCCTTCTAATTACGAAGCTATTGATGGAGGTAAAAAACGAAGCGCGGCTGACACGATAGGGCTTTTAGGCGCAAAAAATACAACACAAATAGCGGCAGCAATAAGAGCATATTTGCTTTATCAAAGATATCCCGCGTACGTATGGGTCGGTAATAATTTTAATGCTATTACCATATCAGACATTAAATTATTTTATGAATCCGCGCCGGATTCAATTAATGAATTAGCGGCTAGCGCCCGTAAAGCTTATAAAAAGTTTAGGCCTTTAAACGCTAGCGCTTTAATTTGCTTTCTTTTGCTTGCCAAATCATCCGATACGGACTATAAGGCACTTGAGTTTGTAGGCAGGTTGGGCAGTGGAGAAAATCTAAATACTTATGATCCTATTTTAGTGTATAGAAGTTTTTTGTCAAACAATAAAGCTTCTAGAGGATTACAGTTTTATGTCGCCTCAAACATTAAAATGTTTAACAAATGGCTTAACGGGGATCGTCTTACGCAGTTTAGAGCGCCTGAGTTCCCCCCAATGCCAACTATTGCATTACCAGTCACATCATTTGCGAGATCACCTCAATGACCACCTCATCACTAGCCCTCTGGACACCAGAGCAAACCCAACTGATCAGCACCACCATTGCACCAGGTTGCAGTAATGATGAGCTACGGCTATTTGCCTATGCCTGCCAGCGCACGGGGTTAGATCCGTTTAGCAAGCAGATATACGCCATCAAGCGTGGCGGCAAGATGACCATCCAAGCCGGCATTGACGGCCTGCGCAGCATTGCTGAGCGCACCGGCCAACTCGATGGCTCTGAGACGCTCTGGTGCGGCGAAGATGGCCAATGGACTGATGTATGGCTTGGCAGCAAACCGCCTGCCGCGGCCAAAACCACCATCTGGCGCAAAGGTGCCGGCCATCCATTCACAGGAGTGGCGCGGTTTGCGGATTACAACGCTGGCCAAGGGCTGTGGTCAAAGATGGGCGCCACCATGATTGCCAAGTGCTCCGAGGCACTAGCGCTGCGCAAGGCATTCCCTGCAGACCTCAGCGGTGTCTACAGCACCGATGAGATGGATCAGGCAGTGGAGCCGGTGACAGTGACCAGCGTTGCCACTGCTGGCGATGATAAGGTATTCACCGCCGGCAAGGCTGCTATTGCTAAGGCAACCACTATGGAAGCATTGGCCAAGGTGACCGAGCGCATGGAGGCCCGCAAAGGTGACCTATCCACTGAGCAACAGGAAACTTTACTAGCGCTTGCATTGGAAAAAGAAGCCAGTTTCGCCACTGCTGAAGAGGATCCGTTTGATGATTGAGCCGTATCTAACCACTGACCAGCTAGCTGCACGGTGGGGTTTAAGCCCTGCCACGATCAAAGGCCAACGAGCACGAGGCATTGGCCCAGTGTATTACACCATTCCACGCAACAGCGCACCACGCGGCGCATCACGTGTCCGTTACCCGCTAGCACAAGTGCTGGCATTTGAAGAATCCAATTCCATTACACCACTGACATGAGTCTCTACGCAACCGGCATTATTCGTATCATCACTGAACCATCGCTGCGCACCTTTGATACCGGCACCATGGTCGCTAACTTTGCTGGCGGCATTATGGAAGGCAAAGATAAGCAAGGTAACTACATCAACAATGCAATAGACATTGAAATCTGGGGCAAGTCTGCTGAAGTAGTAGTTGATCGCTGCAAAAAGGGTGATTGCATTATCGTTAGCGGTAATGTCAAACGCCAGGAGTGGGCAGATAAAACCACAGGTGATAAGCGTAGCAAGCATGTGCTAAGCGTCCAGCGGTTTGAATTCTTACCGCGCACTACACCAACAGAGGAGGTTGCCTTTTGACTACATTCTTTGCAATATGGGTAATGGCTATTGCTGTTGCCCTTTTCTTTAATTACATAATTCACTCGCTAGATGACGATGATGATTAACCCAATCACTCCACCGCCGGAACTGGTGCAGCAATGGCGCAATGAGGGATACGGCATACCTGGCACTATCTCTTCTGAATACGTCGCCGCCCGCGCCGCCCAATGGGGTGCCGCCCAGGAGCTGGAGGCGTGTTGTGAGTAGCTTCACTGGCAAAACCTGGCCACACATTCCGAACTGATCCCTTCGCTCCGCGCCGCCCGCCGCCCCAAGCCACTGAGCTTGAAGCAGCGAGCGTTGGAGGCTATGCACCGCAACTGGAATCCACACAACAACGACGATTTCGCCACCATCGCACGCGCACTGGAGGCTCTTTCTGATGACTGATTACAAAGCAACGTCTGAGCAGTGGAATCAAGTTCAGAAATGCGCCGATGTAATTGGCAGCTCTGATTGCTCTGCAATTCTTGAACTCCGCGCCAGGATTGAAACACTAGAGAATGCTGCTCACAAACACATCGTTGAAACCAATTCCAACATCGTGGCCTTGTTTACTAGGGTCGAGTCGTTGGAAGCCGCCGAACGCGGAGCGTCAAAGGTTTACGAAATCAGCAAACCGCTGAAGTTAACACCGGATCAGGTGCAGCAGGTCCTTGACCAGTTGCGACCAAAGTCCAAGCCAACTCCTAATCCAAGCCAAATTAGGAGTTCGCTGGACCTGACCCCAAAGCAACAGGAGGAGATCGCCGCGCTGTTGCGGCCTGACCCCAAGCCAGTGGTCAAGGGGCCTTTGCTGGTGACGCGAGTGGCTGCCGCCATCAGCCAAGACGGTGATCCCATCAACTGGCCCGGAGCCTACGCCGCGATCCGCGAGGTGGCGGCGTGGTTGCGGGAGCACTACGGCGGACCGACTGCATCCTCTACAGCACTTGAGCGGGAGGTTCAGCGATGATCCACATCACATCCGACCACGGCTACATCGGCCCGTTCTGGTGGGTCAACAGCCAGCCATCCGAGCGGCAATGGCTAGCCGACCGTTACTGGCAACTCTGGGGCACCTTCGGCATCGGCCGCAAAACCTTGCGCATAGCTCTGGAGCCGCTCGATGACTAACCCCATCACCCCACCGCCGGAGCTGGTGCAGGAGTGGGCCGATATGCTTGCCTCTGGCTCAGGCCAAGCCGTATTCGCCATGGCCGCCCAATGGGGCGCCGACCAAGAGCTGGAGGCGTGCCTAAGGCTGGTTGAAATTGACGCTGGTGAGGATGCTTATGACTTTGCTCGCTACATCCGCGCCGCCCGCCGCCCCAAGCCGCCGAGCTTGAAGGAGCAGGCGCTGAGCGAGCTGAACCTGACTGCCGATCCCGATGGGGCGGAACTTTCACGCACTCAAGTTGATCTTCTTCGCCGCGCCCTCGAACAACTCCCCGACTGACTAACCGCCATGACTACTCTCTCCCCCGCCGCGCAAGCGGTGCTGGATGCCGCCAACGGTCGCAGCTCCTACGGTCCAGATGACTGCCTAAGTGAGTCACGCTGGATTGCTGCCGCCGCCCTGCGGGCTCTAGCCGTACGCATCAAAGGTGCCGACGCCATCCGCCAAGACGTGCTCGACATCGCCGCCGAGCTGGAGGCCCAATGAACTGCCCACTCTGCGATGGCATCACCCACGTCCACAACACCGAAAATAAAGGTGACATGATCCACCGCTGGCGGCGCTGCACTAGCTGCCCACATCGGTTTCGCACCATTGCGCCTTGGCTAGATGGTAAAAATGAATCAATTCACATCGGCCCAGCGCGTCACCCGAAAGGTACTGACCATGCAAATTCAGTATTCACGGCTGATGATGTCCGCGCAATACGCGAAGAACGTGCCAAAGGTCGTAGTCTTGTTGCATTAAGCATCAAATATGGTGTCCACATTGATACAATCTCAAGGATCTGCTTGCGCAAGTCCTATCGCCATGTGGACTGACGCATTGCTTCACCTGCCAACCATCGAATTTGCGACTTCTGTGATGCCTCCGATTCTGCTAGCAATAGTGCATACTCCAGCAAAGCATTCCAGTCTTGCGCTTGATGCAACCGGCGTAATGCAGCCGCATTGGCGGCGCCATGGAACTGAGCCTCCATTGTATGAACCAGTGGATTCATAATGTCATCCTCATTTAAGAGCTACCTTAACGAGATTGCCCGCTATCCACTGCTCACAGTGGACCAAGAGATCCAATACGGCAGACGTATTGCTGCAATGCGTGAGTTACGTGACATTAGCAGGTCGCTAACACCAGCAGAGCAACGCATAATGCGTAGTGGGATGCGTGCCCGTGAGCGGTTCATGCAATGCAATCTACAGCTAGTGGTGCACGTAGCAAAGAAGTACGAGAACCGTAAACGCAAATCACTAGAGATAATGGATCTTGTCCAGGAGGGTAACATCGGCCTAGCACGTGCAGTTGAGTTGTTTGATTACACACGGGGCTATAAGTTTTCAACCTACGCATACTGGTGGATCAAGCAAGGCATTCAACGGGCAATATCCCAAAGCGATGCAATGATTCGATTGCCTACTGGTTTGCATGATCTACTTGCGAAGGTAGCCCGCACCACATCAGACCTTGGCCAGCAGTTAGGCCGTATGCCATCGATGCAAGAAGTAGCAGATAATATGGCCATCAGTCTAACTGCAATACATGATGCAATACATCGCAGTTATGCGGTGTGTAGCCTTGATGCAATATCAACCAACAATGATACAGCATCCATCTTAGATATGATTGCTGATGCGCCGCCAGCAGATGATCATGTTATCAGTGAGCAAGCGGCAGAAATGATGGAGTTGATGGATATGTATTTAGATGAGCGTTCGGCTTATGTAATAAGAAGTAGGCGGCTGCAGAAACCAATGTCATGGCCTGAACTGGAGGCTGCCACTGGCATGACAGCTTCGCAATTGCAACGGTTTGAAAAGGCTGGCATGTTTCGATTACGAATGATGCTAACCAAAGGCAAAGAGCTGCACGGTACCCCATTAGGTGGTTTAGGCTGATCAAGCCGCTGCAGCCAAGGAGATCATGCCACAACCGACTATTGAGCGCATAGATAATACATGGCGTGTATGCAGTAATGGCATATGTAAAGAGCACCATCAAGAGTGGCAGGCACGTATATTCTTTCACCAGTTGCTCAGTAATCCCAGCGTACACGAGGCCGCCCTTGGCGGATGCCAAGATGCACAAAACCTCTAGCAGCGCCATAGCCTAAAGAATACGGCCACTGCTTATCGCACCATCCTTGCACTTGATAAATATCTACGCCATCGATATAAAAGTCAACGGCACCAACACCAGGTGCATTAAATAGATGCTCAGATGAGATGGCGCCGTGCATCATCTTATTGATAGCTGCTGGCCGATAGCCAGATGTAATGGTAATACGTTTGCCGCCAAATGCAGTACGCACGCGCTCTAAGAATGCAGCTAGCTCTGCTGCGGTGTCGACTTGGTGCTGCGCAATGAAACGCCTTGCAGGTTGGCCTAGCGCAAATTCACCTAGCGTGATATTGGGAGATAGGCGAGTGCCGAATGGGTCGCTAGGTTTGACCTTATACGGGAGGTCTTGTTGCACTGCCTGCTTTACCATGCCTTCTGCCCACAATGCACCTTCTGCTTTGCGGCGACGTAACAAGCCTGCCTCTGCACTGGTGCCAGGGTTGCGATACAGCTCTAACGCTGCGGGTACCGCTTTCCAATCTTTCTCGCGTAGCCGCTTGCTAATGGTTTCAAAGCCTTTTGTGGCGTAAAAGTTAGGGCCAAGGTTGAATGCAAAGCTGACCAACGCACTGCGCTGCTTGATGCTCATCTCCTTCCAAGCAGGCACGCTATGAGCCAGCTTGTCGACAACACGTGCAACTTCAGCAGCAAGCATTGCATCGGCTTGTGATTGGGTGATCCGGTCACCGCGTTTGACGCCATGCGTAGATCCATAGCCGATGGTGGGCACCTTCCAGCCATGTAGCGGATCAGCATAGGCTTCCAACCGCAAGCCTTCAAATTCTTTGATCAGCTTTAGCGCTGGTGCATAGTCTTGTTGCTTGCCAGCTTGGCTCCAGGTCTTGAACCACGGCTGCTCCCTATTAAAGGCATCAGGCGCAACCTTTAATAGCGCCGCCTCCAATTCAGCGATGGCCGCCATTTGGTGTGGCGTGCCGTGCTTGTAGTATCGGAACAGGTCAGCAAGCCTGACTGGAGATTTAGTCACGTTTCCATGGTGCGTGGATACTCATGCCGCCACCTAGCAGCTCGTTGTCGCCAGGCTGCATTGGA